GGCACACTCAAAGCATCCGTAGTCTGGTCGCTCATGGTGGTTAACGCATCCTGGGAAAGTTGTTTCCACTTCGTCTGGGTTGTCATTCAGAATGTTGAGAAGCCGATGAAAGCCCGGCCCTTGTAGATCACAACCAATCATGATACCTGTTCGTTCCCAGTTCGCACTAAAAGGTGAGTGAACCAACCAGTCTGTTTCTTCAGTTCAAGCAAAAAAGCAAGGGGGCAAGTCCATACCAGTCGTGTTTTCTTGTCATGCACTTTACGATAAGGTAATACCTCGTCCTTGTTGTTTCCGAGAATCTTCATCGTGGGGGCTTCATGATTCGCGTGGCATCGTTTGTAGAATTGCCATTCCTCTCGCAAGCGTTCATCAAGTTCAACAACAGATACAGGTGAATGACCCTTCTCGGTTTTAACCGAGACCTTGATGAAACCTCTTTTTCCAGATCCTCCAAATTTCCCGGTTTTCCTGTTCAATGGAGCCCCCACTGCAGTAGACAAGTCAAGAGCTACGACTCTGCCCGGTACGCCAACCACAGCTTCCTCGTCTGTCAGGACTCGTCCAGTTCCTTTGATCGCTGCACTCAGGAAGTTAAGAACTCCCTTCTTCGCTCGATCTAGCTTATCAGGTTTGGTGGTAACTTTCTTCGCCATCGCTGCTAAACGAACGTGTCCAGGCAATGTTCCCCTGGCTTCAGGCTTGGTTCTAGGATCGTTGATGGACAAACTCGCTATTCCGTAGGTGTCATTCTCGTCAATCAGTCTCATATCCTTCAACATGTTCTGATCAATATTTGTTCCCATGAGGCCGGTTTTGGTGGGCGAATAGTGGACAAAATCCGCCCTCTCAACATTTACAATCCTTTCACCTTCATTCTCCTTCAACTCGTCAAACAGTTTGTTGGCTGCTTCATTGGTCGTAACTGGGCCCAAAGCCTCAGCTTCTCCAGCTACATCCTCAAGAGGAGCGTAGGGGGCATAATAGCTGATGTTGAGCACCATTCTGCCAGCAACGAGAGGCCCAAAATACAAGATCTCAGAGGACGGCGTAATCGCAAAAGCTGGACATCCACAAAAACCCTTCATGACTGGCACATTTGTGGCCCCCACAACTTGGACAACCTTGTACTTATTTCCAAAGGCATCAGTGTGAGTGATATTCTGTCTTGATGGTGAGATCGTGGTCCAGACAGTTTTGAACCCATTGTTGT